AGGCAGTCTGCAAAAAGCGCATTACTTGGCTGTGGGTATGGTCTCGGGTGGGCATCGTTTGCCTCGCAATTACTCACAGGGTTTCTCGGGGCGCCGCCGATCAGGTATGAGAGGGCGTTTGCTAAGGCGCTAGGTGTTAACCGCCAGTTCTATGAAAAATTTGTTGAGTGGCAAGATAACGAGGCAAGGCTCAGAGACATACCACATACCTGTTCTATTCAAGAGTTAGTGGAACACGCTATAGCTTCTAAGAGAATCATAGACATCTATAGAGCGACTGCGTACAAGGTCGTTGAGTTCTGGGACATCTGTGCCGTGATGCTAGAGAAATGCTTACACGATGGCGAGGAACGCAAATATAAATGCTTGACATTCCGTAAGGAAGAAATAGAATTGCCCAATGGAATGAAACTTTTATATCCCAATTTGAGGATTGTGAAGGACGACAAAGGTAGGAGCCAGTATGCATACGGGCCAGACGCTACCAAGTTGTACGCAGGAAAGATAACGAACAATGTCACGCAGGCGTTGGCACGCATTGTGATGACAGACGGAATGCTTAGAGTATCCAAAAGATACTTCATAGCAGGCACAGTACACGATGAGCTAATCGCCGTCGTGCCAGATGCTGAAGTAGAAGAAGCTAAGACTTGGGTCTTGGAGCAAATGTGCATGGAACCTCGGTACATGCAAGGCATTCCTTTGAATGCTGATGTTGGCGCACACAGACGCTATGGGTTAGCAAAGAACTAAGGAGAAGTAATGGTAGAACAATTACCACGCAAAATAAAAATCGGACTCAAGTGGTACTCAGTTGAAGTTGTCGAAGCGATGATGGACAAAGGCGAGATGGGTAAAGTAATTTACCCTGAGCAAAAGATCAAGATCGGAGCCAAGAGCAACATCACTGGGCGCAAGTACAAAGAGGAAGAAATCAGGGAGACTTTTTGGCATGAGCTTGTACATGCAATTCTTGTGGACATGGGGGAGTACGCTCTCAACAAACGCGAGAGTTTTGTAGAAGAGTTTGCCAAGCGGTTATCCAAAGCAATTAAATCAGCGAGGTTCTAATGAAAGTCAAATGGTCACACAGCGCGCTTAAAGACTACGAGGGATGCCCGCGCAGATACCAAGAAGTCAAAGTCTTAAAGAACTTTCCGTTTGTAGACAACGACCACACAAGGTATGGCAAGGTATTTCACAAAGCAGCAGAAGACTACATCAAAGCCGACATTGCTTTGCCTGACGAGTTTGGGTTTGCACAAGCAACGCTTGACGCACTCAAGCGCAAAGAAGGGCGCAAGTTGTGTGAGCACGAGATGGCCTTGACAGTTGACCTCAAGCCTTGTGCATGGGCAAGCCCTGATGCATGGGTGCGAGGCATTGCTGACTTGCTGATCATAGACGATGAGAACATGACGGCATGGGTGATTGACTACAAGACGGGCAACAACAAGTACCCCGACAGGGAACAACTAAAGCTAATGTCTTTGATGGTTTTTGCACATATGCCCCATATCAGGAAAGTTAACTCTGCTCTTTTGTATATCGTCAAAGACGATATGGTTAGGCACAGCATGGCTGTGGAGCAGGCCGAAGCTGAGTGGTGGCATTATCGCCAACGCGTGGCTAGAATCGAACAGGCACATGAGACAGGCGTATGGAATAGCAAACCATCTGCGCTATGCCCTTGGTGTCCTGTGACAACGTGTGAGCATCATCCAAAACATTAGGAGGGCATATGCCTAAATCAAGTCCAGAGAAGTTAGCCTACAACAAAAAGTATGAGTCAAGTCCCAAAGAAGTCAAACTTAGGGAGGAACGCAACAAAGCCCGAGCGCTTGAGATGAAAGCAGGCAAAGTCAAGAAAGGAGATAACAAAGAAGTTGACCATATCAAAATGCTTGACGCGGGCGGTAAGAACGTAGCCAAGAACTTGCGCGTAGTACCCAAGAGCACCAACAGGAGTTGGCGTGACGAACACGGCAATATCTACGGCAAGAATAAAAAATAAACAAAGGTGAGTAAATGCAAATCGTTGAAGACAAAGCGCTGGTGTTTCGTACGCGGAACCCAGCCAAATACAGCATCATTCCTAAACACAAAATACTAGGCGAGTACGATGATGGCTATGAGGTAGCGGTCTACTGGGGCTTGGATGAGGTGCGCGTTCTTAAAAACCTTGGGGTCAAGAATGTGCCTTCACCAATCACGAAGCGTTACACATGGCCAGGGCGATTCACACCCATGCATCATCAGATCGAGACAGCATCATTCCTTACCTTGCATAAGAAAGCATTCGTGTTCTCTGAGCCTGGCACAGGCAAGACGCTATCCGCATTGTGGGCGGCTGACTATTTGATGAACCGAGGCGATGTCAGGCGGTGCTTGATACTGTGCCCCTTGTCCATCATGCAGTCTGCGTGGCTCTCGGACTTGAACAACAGCATCATCCACAGGTCAGCCATAGTCGCCCACCACGCGCAAGCTACCCGAAGGATTGAGATGATCCAACAAAACTACCAGTTCGTGATCACAAACTATGACGGGCTCAACCTCATTGCCAACGAGATCAATAACGATGGGCGCTTTGATCTGATCATTGTCGATGAAGCCAACGCCTACAAGACAGTCACGACCAAGCGATGGAAGTCCCTCAAGTCCATCATCAAGCCCGACACACATCTGTGGATGATGACGGGAACGCCTGCGTCTCAGTCGCCTGTAGATGCGTACGGCTTGGCCAAGCTTGTCAATCCAACGGGTGTCCCTATGTTTTTTACTGGGTGGCGCGACAAAGTCATGAACAAAATGACCATGTACAAATGGTCTCCAAAGCCTGACGCAAAAGCAATGGTGCATGAAGCCCTGCAACCTGCCATCAGGTTCACCAAAGCGCAGTGCTTGGATTTACCGCCAGTGCTCACCCTGACTCGGGAAGTACCCCTCACCCCACAACAAGCCAAGTACTACAACTTGCTCAAGGACAAGATGCTCGTGCAAGCATCGGGCGAAACCATCAGCGCAGTCAATGCGGCTGCAGCCGTCAGTAAGCTCTTGCAAATTAGTTGCGGTGCCGCATACACCGATGACCGAGAAGTCGTTGAGTTTGACTCCGCCCCACGCCTTGGTGTGCTAGAAGAAATACTTGAGGAAACTGATCGGAAAGTAATTATTTTTGCACTTTTTAAATCCACGATTGATACGATTCACACGCACTTAAACAAACGCGGTATCAACACGGAATTCATCAATGGCACAGTGACGCCACCCAAACGCGCAGACATCATTAGGAGATTCCAGAATGAGGAAAACCCTAGGGTCTTAGTGATGCAACCGCAAGCAACGGCGCATGGAATCACCTTGACAAGAGCCGACACCGTGATATTCTACGGCCCCCTGATGAGCGTAGAACAGTACACACAGGCCATTGCAAGGGCAGACCGCAAGGGGCAAGACTCGGACAAGGTGACAGTCATCCACATCCAAGGCTCGCCCATTGAGAAAAAGATGTTCACAGCACTAGAAAATAAGGTGAGCGACAACTTACTTATTACCGAAATGTTTGAGAACGAAATAAATATTAACAAGGAGGTTGCAATGGCTTAAAACTGTTATACAATGTCTAACGCTAGACAACAAAACAAAAGTAAATTAAACAAAGGAAAGTAAATGGAACAGACAACTGACGAGGTAATCCCTCTCGCACAATTGGCTAAGATATACCGCAAGATCAAGTTGCGGATGGAAGAACTCACTAAAGAGTACGATACTCAGACTGAGCTTCTCAAGGAAGAACTTGAGGCTGTCAAGTTTGAGATCAAGGATCAGATGAAAGCGCAGGGCGCCACGTCGATCAAAACCGAGTTTGGCACAATCAGCCTTGTGACCAAGACACGCTACAACACGCAGGACTGGGACTCATTCAAGCGATTTATCGTGGAGCATGATGTCGTGGACTTGCTTGAGAAGCGTATCGCACAGGCTAATATGGCTAAATTTCTAGAGGAAAATCCTTCTCTAGTTCCCCCAGGGCTCAACTCTTCTTCAGAGTATGAGATTCGCGTCGTTAAACCAACTAAGTAACAACCATGTCAAACCTATCCGTATTTAATCCATCAAACGTACCCACATTCGCACAAGGTGGCGAGCTATCCGACACAGCCAAAGCCCTCATGGGTGGCACAATCAACACGAGCAGACGCATCTCCATCAAGGGTGGCGTGTTCCGCATCGTGGCAGGTGGCAAAGAGATTGCATCTATTGATGATCGCAGTCTTGATGTCATCGTGGTCAAAGCTGCCCCCAAAGTTAGCCGTATCTTCTACGCCAAGTCCTATGATGGCGACAACATCACAGGGCCAGACTGCTGGTCTAACGATGGTGAGATGCCTGACGCTTCCATCAAAGCGCCACAAGCACAAACCTGCATGAGTTGTGAGAAAAACGTAGCGGGATCAGGGCAGGGTAATAGCCGTGCTTGCCGTTATCAGCAACGCTTGGCAGTGATGCTTGCGGACAATCCTGATGATGTGTTGCAACTCACATTGCCTGCTACATCCATCTTTGGTAAGGAAGAAGGCGACAAGCGCCCATTGCAAGCATACGTTAAGCACCTCGCCCTAGCATCACCTCCTGTGGACATCGAGAAGATCGTGACGCAAATGAAGTTCGATACTAAGGCTGAAGCGCCCAAGTTACTCTTTGCACCTGTGCGTTGGCTCACCAATGTCGAGTACGAGTTAGCTAAAGCCAAGGCTCAAACGCAAGAAGCACTTGATGCTGTGCGCATGACTGTGGCTCAAGTTGATGGAGTTAAACCACAAGCCCCCGCACTTGCAGGCTCACCGCCCGTAGATGTTGTGGCTAAGAAACCCAAGGTAGCGCCCATAGCCGAGGCCGATGAGGAGCCTGAAGTTCGCAAGGAAGCATCCAAGCCTACTGCAGTGCCTGCCAAGAAAAGCAAACTTGCTGACATCGTGTCCGACTGGGATGATGAATAATTAAGTTTAGGGGGAAAGCTGGAGGGATACAGCGAGTACCCCGCCTAAACAAATGCCATACTCAGACAAAATCGTAGACCTTGTGGCTCGATCTCCTAAGACTCTAGGTAGTACTCTTGGGCGATGGGCTATTCATTTGGATTTTCCCGTGACGAAAATCGCTTACGCACTTGGCGTTACCCGACAAACAGTTTACAACTGGTTTGAGGGTAAGGATGTGTTTGTCGCTTATCAGAATCGGGTTGAACTTTTAACAAAAATTATGTCTAGCTCAAAAACAGCAGACGAAGCATGGAGAAGAATATGTCAGGAATACAACCTAGAACCCTAACCAATGATGAGTTGATTCGGTTCAGTGAAACTTATGTGTACCGCCCCGAGGGTATGCCCATAGACTACCAAAAAGAATTGCTCAAACGCTTTATGCAAGCCGATGTGCAAGACGCGCGTCCTTACCCACAAAACGGCCAACTCGATCTCTTTAAATAAACCCGAAGGAAATGAATGGAACCGCTAGATTTTATGGCGGCGGTTCTACCGCCACCAGGTAACGGACGCTATTGCGTGGTAGAACTCACCAAGAAAAAGGAACACGTTTATGTTGATACTTTACAAGAAGCCGAAGCGAAAATAAACCTCTGGAAGCAAAAGAACTACGATGTTTATTTTGCGCTTGGCACGTTTGGTGATGAGTTGAATGACAAGCAAACCAACTACTCACGAACTTCCACCAACGTGCAGATGGTCAGGTGCATTGCTGTGGATGTGGACTGCAACCATCCTAAAGATATACCTGATGAGAATGGATTTATTAAACCAAAGGCGTACGCATCAGCCAAGTTGGCTGTTCAAGCGATCATAGATTTTTCCAATGAGATTGGGCTGAGTGATTTAGGTCAGCCGTGGTTGGTTGCATCGGGCGGTGGAGTACACGCATACTGGCCTTTCCATGAGGCCGTAGACAAAAATGAGTGGTTGCCTGTAGCTGAAGGATTCAAGCGCTTGTGCTTTCAAAAGAAGCTGGCCATTGATCCAACAATTACAAGCGATGCTTCTAGAGTCTTGCGCGTACCCGCCACCATCAACACAGGGGTCAAAGCAAACAAGCAAGTCAGAGAAGTCACCAATGTTCGGTTCATGAATGAAGGCGACTTGTTTAACTTTGAGGACTTGAAGGCCATAATAACCAAGCATCTTGTGGGGACAATGTATGAAAACGTGGTGTCTCAAGCAGTGCCAACGCATTCCATAGCATTGCAAGGAACTCCACCAACATCTACTAGCGCCACGACTGTAAAACTTTTTGAGAATTCTGTAACCAAGTTTGGTAAGATTATTAAAATCACAGCGCAAGGCGGAGGGTGCGGTCAGCTTGAGCACTACATCAACAACGCTAGTGAAGATGGTATGGAGCCATTGTGGCGTGGGTTGTTGTCTTGGACTAAGGTATGCGTAGACGCAGAGAAAGCATCGGTGTGGTTGAGCGACATGCACCCCTACTCTCACGAGAGGATGCACGACAAGATCAGCCAAATCAAAGGCCCCTACCCTTGCATAAAAATGGATAGCGAGAACCCAGGCGTTTGCCCATCATGCAAGCACTGGGGCAAGATCACCAATCCCTTGGTGCTTGGCAGAGACACCGCAGTAACACGCACAGAAAAACTAATTGAGATTACAGACACAAAGGAGAACCGCACAATCAAAAGACCCGAAACACCCAGAGGCTATGCGTATGGCGAAAGAGGTGGGGTTTTCATGGAGAAGGAAGACTTAGACGCAAATGGCAACAAGGTTGTTAAACAAATCATGATACTGCCTTACGATTTGTTTCCTGTAGACATCCTAAAGAATGGCAATGAACACACAATCCATATGCTTGCACTACGACAACAAGGCGCACAGACTGTGACGCTTCCACAAAAAGTAGTGGTCAGCAAGGATGAGACTGTCAAGACTCTGGCATCACAAAATATTGTGAGCGCCTTTGGGTCTGGAAATGATAAAAACTTAGCAGACTATGTGAGAGCGTGCGTAGAAAAAATGAGTACAGAAAAAACACCTATCGAAGTTCCAGCAAGTTATGGTTGGCAAGCCAACGAAGACTTTGTATTTGCAGGAAAGATTTACTCCAAGGGCAAAGAGCCAGTAGCCGTGCCCATGCCAGGCTTGGAGAACATCGTCAACAACACACAACCCACAGGAGAACTCCAAGCGTTCCGTAACTTTGTAAACCTCTTGATACGAAAGAAAATGTATGACCACCTTGCGATCATTCTTATGGGCGCAGGTGCACCGCTTATGCGCTTTACTGGTATCTACGGGCTGACAATCCATTGCGGTTCTACAGAATCAGGTACAGGTAAATCGCTTGCCTTGGAGGGCGCTGCTTCTGTATGGGGGCATCCTGTTCATTATCGTACGGGTAAGGGAACTTCTCCTGTTGCGATGCAACAAAGACTAGGCTTGCTCAACAGCTTGCCCCTTGTAACGGATGAGATCACATCCAAGAACCGCAACGACTTTGAGTGGTTCCCCGAGTTTTTGCTTGACATGACTGAAGGCCGAGGCAAGGAGCGTATGGAGTCAGGCTCTAACAAGGAGCGCTTGAACTTGTCCACATGGATGAGCACAGCAATCATGTCGTCCAATACCCACGTCGTTGACACCTTAACTGGAGACAGGAAACACGCGGCTGAAGGTGAGTTAAGACGCTTAATCGAGTTTGTCATGGATGAAGAACTTAAGTGGTCGCCCGAAGACATCGAGATCATTAAGTCTATCTCTCACAACTACGGGGTTGCAGGGCATCTCTTGGCGCAATACATGGTGGATAATACCCCGTTCGTTGCCAAGATGGTGACAAGCGCTGTGACTCAGATGTACCTAGACTTTAACGCGACCAACGATGAACGCTTTTGGATGGCAGGCATTGGCACGATGGTGAGCGCAGGGCTACTCATGAACTCTCAACACGCAGACATTGCTGAGTTCCCCATGAACGAGATCATTGAGGCGCTTAAGAAACGTATTGCCTACATGCGCAACAACATCAGGGGCAACAAGCGTAGTGCCGAGGACGTGCTTAACGGATTCATTCGTGAGTACTGGGGCAAGTTTGTGATCATTAATTATGGCGAGAAGGGTGGGTTGTCTGCGGCTATGGGTGACGGCTCCATGATCGACAGGGCAACCACCAAGGCCAACGTCATGGGGCGTGTAGAGAATGGCGTAACACCGGGTTGCAAGGACTTCTACATTGAAGAGCGTCTCTTGAGATCGTTCTGTTCTTCGATGAGCTTTGGTTATACAGACTTTAAGAAGCAAATGGAGAAGCTCTACACAGTCACATACATGCCAAAGAAAGACATGATGGCCAAGACCAACGGCCCACAAATGCGCGTAGGTACTATGAAGATTAGCCGTCGCGAGGAGGACGCTAATGACATCATCGCCACTGCGAATCCGATATCCTTGGAAACATCTTGAGCGAGGGCAGGGGTTCTTTGTCCCCTGCCTCGATACGGAGGCCGTCAAAACTGAGGGTCTCCAACAAGCGCTAAAGCACCGCCTCTTCTACGCCAAAGCCAAAGTTGGTATTAAGAACGGTCTTAGCGGGGTACTGTTCTATCTGTAGCATCACGCACGCTGTTGGCAAACTTAATTTTCATTTGCCTAACATAGTCAAGCTTTTCTCTTTTTTGCTCGGCTGGCATGTTGCTAGCACGGATTGCATTTTCATAAGACGTTAAGTCTTTCATGGTGCTTGTGTAGTAGTCAGCTACTTCAGAGGCGGCGTACGCGTTGCCTGTTCTATGAATCAAGTCTAGCGCGTCTGCTTTTTCACCCTTACTTAGGCGCTCGTCTACTGTGTTGGCAATTTTCTTAATATCGTCCATGCGCTTGTAGACATTACTAATGATGCCCCCTGCATCATTTGGTTGGAACGCGCCTCCAACCACAGGCAAATCCGACAACCGCCCTGCGGTCTGCTCTGGAGTACTGCCCTTGGGCACGCCCATGCTTATGGCTTGCAAGAACGCAAGACCCAGCGTGCCTGTATATCCCCTCACCAACTCTTCCATAATGATCGGCGATGTGCCAGTTGCTTTACCAAATGCTTTGGCAGCTTCTGTCGTGTTCGCTCTAAACTGATCTTCAGGCAACAAGTTCTGTTCTGTCTTGGTCAGTATGTCGCGCCCCGTGTAGAACGATTTGCCAAGCCCCGCTTCAATTGCAGGTTTCAAAGCCTGCGGTATGCCGTAGGATGAACCGCCTGGTATCAGATTTTTTATGATCCCGCTAAAGGCTTCGACAGCTTCTTCGCCACCATGCTTGTTGACCATTGTGTTGTACAACGCCTCGGGCAACGCTTTGAAGATGTACCCAATCTCAAATGGAATTGGCAAACGCACAGGCTCGTCAACGCCTGGCACATGCACAAACCAGTTGTTGTACTTTTGATCAGGAGTGGCGTTTTTATACGCTTCATCGTCTTGCATCATCATGGTGTAGGCAAGCGTACCAGCGGCCAACATTGCGCCTCTTGTCAACAACTTTTCTTGAATCTTTAATTTTTCATTGAAGGGCAACTTGCCCGTCATGGCTTTGTACAGCACGTTCAACGATTGAATCTGAGCATTAAAGAATGGAATCAAAGAGTTAATAATGTGCACGCTTGGTGAAGCGCCACGTTTATTGAAGTTCATAGACTCCAACGACATCAACGTGGCTTCCATCTCAGAAAGACCTTGTTGAATGTAGCTGTTGTATTGAGCGCGTCTTGTGGTAGCATCCGCCTCCATTGACATGGCTTCCCACTTGGACAGGCTATTGAGCCATCCCGGCTTATCATTCACAATGTCTTTAAGTATTTTAGACAAATCTTCATTTGTTCCAGTAAATACTTGACCGCCAGTAATACCGCGTTGTTCGAGGGTGGCTTTGGTGGCGCTATTGATTTCTTTTAAAGACCCCATTACAGGTGTGAAATCAGCGCCTGACAAAATAGTAGCCGCTAAAGAATCACGGAACAACTGTTTGGCGGCATACAAGGGGGATGCTGTGACAGTCTTACGCAACAGTCTGGCGGGTATGCCCATGACGCGGAAAGCAAAGGGCATTTGTGCAGGAATACCTTCCATGCCTTTGACCAGTATGTCTGCGGGTACGCCTGCTTTGTCAGTGTCGATCATAGCGTAACGATCTTCGCCATTGACTTTAAACTTAACAACATCAGGCCCAGAAATTTTCTTTGTACTAATGTGCGCCAAATCCATATCCACAAGCTCAAACACAGCGTTCTTAGTGGCTAGGTTGCGTAGCCCCATGTCAGCGATCATGTTTGTGTTTTGCACAGAGCTTGTCATGAAATCTAAAATTGGCGTATCGCCACCAACAAGTTCTTGCAAATAGGGTTGCTCCGCAATACTTCCAACCCTGATGGGGGCTTCATTACCAATGATGAGTTCCGCTACGCCATTACGTTGGCGATACCAAGGAATATAATCATTTTCTTTTAATAAGCGCGCAACTACTTCTTTAGACAACGCACCTGTTTGAGCCGCAAACTCTAGCTGGTTTCTGTTATACGCGTTGTACTCGTCTCGCGCACGATCAAAAATCCCTTTGAGTTCTGTATTATCGTCAATTGTTTTCTTGGCTTGATTAAGCTCGGCTTCTGTCAAGTTATTACCGTAGTGCAAAGTAGCAAAGCCTTTGTCTTTGGCACGAATGGCAGATAAATACAGCGTAAACAATCTGTTTACAGCTTCGCCGTTGCCCACGATGGGGGTAGCTTCTTTGAGAATGTTCACAGTTCCTTTGAGACTTGGGCCTGTCTTACTCTCAATAAGAAACTCTTTGCGACCATCAGCACGGGTTTTCTCGTTAATGCCAAGCGCACCATTGGCCACAGATTGGGCTACAAAGTTCATGCGCTGATCGTACATGCGCAAGTAGTACATCATCTGCTGACCCTTGAGGTCATTCATGGTCTTGGCTAGGCGCTCAAATCCTGCAAACCTATCAACCAACTGTGTCTCAGAAGCCAAGCCCGTGGCATTGGCTTTAACTTTGTCGTAGAAAGTTTTTTCTTTGGCGATAAACTTGTCAGCTATTGCACCAATGCTTGCATATTCAGCGTTGTTGTATTTAGGCTTTATGGAGAACAATAAACCTTTGGTAACGCCTACAGGTTCTAGATTCATGCCAAGTATTTCAGGATTTTTATCTATGTATGCGCGCTCAATGTAGCGTCTATCATTTTTTTGTTCAATGGCTTCAATACCGGCATCTTTAAGCAACTGATTTGTTTTTTCAATACCTAAATTTTTACGCATGTCATAATACAAACCGTTTGCTGGATATGTACCATCTTCTTTTACTTGTCTTTTTGCGTAAGCATCTCCATATTTCTGTAACAACGCATCTAAAGCAGGGCGTTCCCCGTAAACAAAACTTGAATTAACACTATAAATATTTTTTCTTGGTATGTCATCAAGAGTACGATACAAATTGCCTTTAGCGGGGCGTTCTTTTAAACCTTTTATTTTTGAAACATCTAATGTGTTTGCCGCTTTTTCAAAGCGTTCAGCATACTTTAATTCGTTTTGAGCATTTTCAATACTGTCTGGTTTAGCTTTTCTTTTTTGGCGAGAAGCAAGGGTTTCTTCCGCTTCTTTTTTTCTTTTAGCCGCAATATTTTTTAATTCATCAATGTAGCTTAAAGCAGCTTTATTTTTAGTCGGGTCTAAATTTCCATCATTAAGTAAGCTATTTAAATAACGGTGTAGCAAGTTTGATTCAAACATGCGTTGCAATTCTGCAGTAGAACTTTCTTGTGTTGCGCCACTTACTTTAGCCAATGACTCGGCATAATCTTGATATGTATAACGCCCATACCCGCTTTCATTTGAAGCTTTACCAAAAGGAACTGCCTGTTGATAGTATTCACCATATTCTTTATCTGGGGTTACATAAGGGCCTTTGCCCAAATTGTATTCATCAAACCTTCGATCGAAAGCGCCTTCGCCAGTACCTGCTTTGGTTTTGTCAAAAGCTGTAAACTTTGCGTCTGATCCGTGCCATGTGCCACGAAGTTCTAGGTTAGCGCATCCGTATGCAAAATTAACCAAGTCGCCTGCAGAAAGTTTTTCTGGGGCAAAACCGAGTTTAGCCAACGCGTTTTTAAATGCTTGTACTAATTTGTTCAACCAATTTTTAAGCACCCCCATGCCTTCGGGTTTTACCCCCGCTTTTACAGCTTCTTCAACGGCATATGCAAGCAACTCGTCATCTACATGTTCCGCAGCAGTATTGGCTTCTGTAACGCGATCCATTGCAGCGCGTCCTACTTTGGCTTCAATAGAACCGTCGTTTAACTTTGCCCAACCTTTAACGGTATTGACAAGATCGTTGTATTGTTTGGCGTCAAAAAAGTTTTTAAAGCCTATGTGCGTACCAACTTCGTGCAACAAAACACCAAGGGCTTGACCTTTTTCAATATTGTTTGCAAACAAGTATGCGTTTTGGCCTTCCGCAAAACCTTTGGCGTCTTGTGGTATTAGACCTTCATACTCAGGGTTTGTTTTTAAAAAATCATCAACTGATTCGTATATACCCAGTTTTGATGGCGTTGGGTTTCCGTATTTGTCTGTAGTGGCAAAACGATCTTGCGCTGTAAAACCCTTTTCGCCTAACGCTTTGTCAAGTTCTTTTTGTAGTTCAGCTTTGGTTAGTCCGTTGGGAGTTGCGCCCCTAGATAATTGAGGCTTTTTTTTATCTTCAGCCAATATCTTGTCAGCCAAACCAGTACTCTTACCGCCGTACTTGTACTCATACATTTGAATAAACGCTTTTTCCATTGCGTTTAATTCAGACGGCTTCTTCTCTTTAAGCGCTTTGTACTTGTTATCGTTCTCGACAATCTCTTTTGTCTTGACTTCTTTTGCAATCTTAGATTGTATTTCTTCGCCTACACCTTTGCTGGTGTATGTTGTATTACCTTGCTTGGTAGCTTTCTTGACTTCACTCTTAGTGAGCGCAGGTTCCGTTGTCTTAGCCGCGCCCGCAGTCTCTTGTGCAGCTTTGGTTGCTTGAGTGTTTCTTTGGGCTTCTTCGGCTTTTGCCGTAGCCAAAAACTTTTCAGCGGTGGCAAGACGCTCTTCTAGTTTAGCTTTTTTAGCTTCGTCTTTTTCAACGGCAATTTTATCTTTAATACCATTGACCGTTTTTTCTGCACGCTTAACGCTTTTAACAGGGGCTTTGCGTTGTTTAGCGGGTACCACGCCCTGCACTTCTACATCACCAGATTCAATGCGTGCTTCTAGGCGATCTGCTCTATTAATAGCAACGGCTAGATCGCGTATATCTTTGGCCATACCAACCCATGTGATGGGTTGATCTACAAGTTTATTAACCTCTTCGTCATACGCTCTTTCAGCAGCCTCAAGTTGGGGCAAAAGCTGCGCTCTTTCAGCCGAAGAAGCAGTTTCTTTATACTGTTTATTTAGCGCGTCTGCTTTATTGCGTAGCTCAGAGAGTCCTTCCAACCTAGCATTTTTAGATTTGGTCTGCGACTGCTGAATTTTTTTCTCAAGCTTTGTGACATCGCTTCTATAGCCCCCCAAAACTTTCATTGGGTTACCGCGTATGGCTTGTTCTTCAGCGTCTGATGTAGGCCGTCTTTCATTGGCAGGCAACTCTTTAGCCATGCGTTGGGCATCAAGAATAGCAGGATATTCCACGCCCCTAGTAGCGGGGTTGTAGGCGGCCTCAAGGCGTTTTTGCCGTTCTTTGGCAATCTCGTCTCTTATCTTGTCGGCTTTGGCTTTGGCTACCGCTTCATCAGCGCGCCGTTGTTTACCTTCTTCAGCTTTGTTTGCAACAAGTTCAGCATTGGTTACTTTTTGAGCTTCACCCAATTCAACTCGCGCTGCGTTCAACTCTTCTTTTGCAGCCGCTAACTTTTCTTTGGGTGTTGTCAAGGGGTTGAGCTTGGCAATTTTAATCCTAGCTTCTTCAACTTTTAGACGGCCATCAAGCGTGGACAAAGCGCCTTGCATTTCAGCCACTTCATTGACAGCGCGTTGGTACTCTTCTTGAACATGCTCAAGGTTGGCATACAACTCGGGATCAAAGCCGTCCCAACCACCAATCTGATTGGCTTTTGCTTGGGCTTCAATCTCGTTGCGCGCTTTGATAAGCTCGTCAAGTTTGCCTTGCAAGTCCATTCGCCTAAGAACGCCATTGACAAGAGCTTGACGCAGTTGGTTGATGTCGTGTCTTTGCTTGCCAACATCGCGTTGGTGTCTCAATGTACGCTGGGCTTGGGCATACTCAAGATTTACCGACTCCATAGCTTCGACTTGTTTTGCCAAAGCGTCTGCACGAGCTTTAAGTTCGTCAACAGTAATGAGTTTTTGTAGCTCGTTTAAATCTTTATCCAGCGCAAGTCTTAGTTTTTTAACTTTGTCGCTATTAAGGAATCGTTGGAACTGTGCAGGATTGGCACGAACTGTGCCCAGCTTTTCTTCCTCTTCAGGGAACAACGGCATTTGTTTAGTGCCAGCAGGGCCTTCGCCTCTAGCTTCTTCACTAGTGCGCAAAAAGTCTCTTAACTCAGACTCTCTTGATAGTGGTGCAGGTTTGGCGCTTGGGCCACGAAGCACAGGGCGTTCTGTTTCTTTTGGAACACGGATACCTACAGCCGTTTTATCTACGGGGAATGACTGCAAGTCTTGCGTAGGCAAAGCCGCGCCTTTGCGGGGCATACCTTCTCGGCCACTTTCAATTTCTTTCAACTGCTCATCAAGCGTGCGCATGAAGTCAGTATCGGGGTTCGGGACAGCCAAGGCATTCTCTGCGCGGCGCAGGAGGTCGTATGTACCCTGTGGCATCTCATATCTGGACATGACGCTTGCCAAACGACGCTCAAGGTCAGCACGCATTTCTTGTTTACGCTCGGGCGTAAAGTCAGGCTCTTCCGTTGGCGATGCGTACAAACCCCTATAAGGTTCCGTCGGTGACTTTCTAAATTCGCGAGGCTTCTCTTCTTTTGCAGTGTGTAGAAGATCAGTGCCTGGCTCAATACCTTCTAGGCTTTGTTGCATCTGCCCCATTGCCGCAGAACTGGTATCAAGTTCAGGTTTAACATTAAAGCCCATTTGCGGGCCTTCAAACTCTGCCGCACGCCCCATCTCATTCAGGCGCTCGTAGCGTTGTTTGGGTTCTTGGCTTAATGCATACTCTTCGCGCCCCTGCGCAATTCTTTGGCGTTCTTCTTCGTCTCTACGTTTTTGTTCTTCAATGAGTGCTTGCTCTTCAGCTTCTGCTTCAGGAGCGCCCGGCTTGTAATACCTGGCGGCTTTTTGTTCTTTGGTAGTAATGGTTGGAGATAAGAACTCAGACTCAGGCCCAAAGTCAAATCCTTGTTGCTCTTCACCCCTAGGTGCGGGGCCATAGGTTGCTACCGTTTTCTCAAGTCGCTCTTTTGCCGCAGCAACTTGCGGGTATAGTTTTCTTGCAATGGCAGGATCGTAAGCGTATGTGCCTACCTTGGCTTCTCTTTGCAGTTTTTCAACGGCTTTGTTGTATTCGTTTTGTGCAACAACCGAAGGATGCTCAGGCGCAGGTTCATAACCCCCCGCTTCTTTAAGTTGTTTTGCCGTTTCAGCGTGGGCTTTATCAACTGCATCTTTTTGCTTAAAGAATTCACCCAAAGCTTCCATGTCACCGCTTGCGGCAATCTCGTTTTCTTGGGCTTGGTGGGCATCTTTGGCGCGTTGCAATACTTGCAAGCGGTCATACAATGCACGGGTGTCAACTTTCTCAGGCGTGGGTGGTTGCTCAACGGCTTGAATGCCGGGCAACGTGCCTTGAGGAGCTTGATAGTATGCCGTGTCAGCCGTAGGCTGATTCTGCGCTCCTTCCAACTCCATCTGTTGATAGCGTTGGTCTTGGGCTTGTTGTGCCTGCGCTTGTTGTTGCGCTTTAATCTGGTTGTATATAGGGCGAATGCGTTGATACTCTTTGGCATCCGCAGATAACTTTTTACTCATCTCCGCCAGTTGCTGGCGGTTTTGTTCGTATTGTTCTATCTCAGAAGGAACTGCTTCTTTGAGGTTAGGTTTTTTATTTTGCTTACGCAAATCTTTGAATTGCTGTTCAAGCGACTCATAGTTTTGAATAAACGACTGCATGTATGCAGGGTCTTGTTTTCTCTGTTCTTCTTTCGCTTCAGCAGCTTTCTGGTCTTTAAGCGCTTGGATTTGTTGTTGTTTTTGTTCTTCAGCTTGTTTTGTGGCCAACTGCCCCCGCGCTTCTGATTTCTCAGAGATACGCCCCAACGCGCCAAGCGGAGACAACAAACCCATTTGAAATGCGGTCTCACCATAGCCTTGCAAAGCGTCAGGACTTGTTAAGTCTTCACCGGCTTGTGCGCGTTGCAAAACATCTTGGAGTATTTCGGTGGGTACTTCAGCCGCAAAACCCTTGGCGGTTCCTTTCAGCAATGTTGGCAGTAGCTTTTCCTGCGCAAGCTTTTCAACTTCAGCCGCAGATTTTTTAGCCATTGCTTCTTCAGGCACGCCTAGTAGCTTACCCATCAAGCCTCGACCACCGATGTAGTGCATCAAACCTACGTCAGCCGCCGCCATTGGAACCGCAGTTCCATAAGCTTTTAATGCATTGATATCAACAGGTTTACCCGCGGCTTGTTGAGCTTGCGCTTGCTCCTCGATGTTGCCCCCTGCTTGAGGCAAGTAAGAAGACAAAAACTGTCCTGCAAGAGCGCCCAAGCCTGCACCGCCAAGCGCACCAACGCCACCAAACGGAGCACCAGCCATTGCGCCCAGTCGAGCACCCGCACCCATACTAACAAGATTAGGCGCTTGTTCAGCCAAGGCATAGGGTATTTCACGAACAGTTTCCCCAATCCCTGGCAAGACACCTTTTTTAAATGCTTCTTTTACTTTAGCTAAAGATGCTTGACTTGGGTTGTTTTCTTCTAGTTGCTTAGAACGTTCTAGTCCTGCCAATGCAGATTCAGCAGAAGGGCCCTGAAGAGCCGTCAGGGAGGGAGATAAATAAGACTCAAGGCCACGTTCAAATGCCGCGCCTAGTCCCCTTTTGGGTTCTTCTTTAGGTGTTTCTTTTTTAGGCTCGAGATGCGACATAACTGCCGCGTACGCTTGGGCATCCGTTAAATCAGTGGGGGACTCGATATCAAACGTTCCCTTACCTGGAATATCAACTGAATACTGCGGCATTCCGCACCTCGCTAATTGTTAATCACCACGTTTTGTAACTTTAACGCCTGATGGCATTGTACCCGTATACTGGGACATTTGTTGTACAAAATCTTGGAAACCTGAGAAATCACCTGTTTTACCGTTAAGAGTTTTCATGTAACTGTCAATCAACTCTTTTGTAGTCGCTGGAGCGGCTTTTGCAGAAACCAAACTTTGGTATTGTTTAGCAAACTCTGGATCTTTCATGGCTTGCACCAATTGAATTTCTGGAGTAACACCATAGTGCGCCCCCAAAGCTTTTTGGTACGCCTCTTCAGACGCAGCTTTGCGTTCTTCCGCCGCCACTTGACGCTCTTTAAGCCCTTGCATTTTGGCTTCTTGTTCTTGACGCAACGCGCCAAGCCCTGCCTCACCTACGTTTTGTAGTGCATAGGGAGACTTGCCTGCCAACAAACCAAGACCCATATTCAACAAGAAGTCGTTCCAGTCTCTACCGCCCTTACCGCCTGCAGTTTGTGTAACCGTATTAGCAATGTCGCTTGTAGATGGGGCAGTAGGTGTACCTTGAGGTCTAGGGCCAAAACCCGGATCTTCCATGTCTTCCATGTCTTGTGTTTGGGCGGCTGTGTTGCCTCCTATTGGAGTAGCAGCAGATGGTTGTGCTGCCGCACTTGAAAGATTAGCAACCCCCGCTGTTCCAGCGGCAGTAGCTCTAGCAGCATTAGCGGCTTCGAGCATACGCGCGGCTTCAGTAGCCTGTCTTACATTAGATGCATTTTGAAGTTCTAGTGCTTTGCTTGGCACTTGTGCCAACCTAGCTTTTTCTGCTGCGGCGGCACTTTGTGATAATGCTTCAGCTTCTTCTGGTAAAGCACCAGATTCTTGTGCAAGATTTTTAGCATTTTGCGCCAAAGAAGCAATACCGCTTTGTTCATTTGCGGCTTTATTAGCTGCTTGTAATTCTGAAATAGCTTTTTGACTAAGTGTTCCAGCTTCTTGCGGTGCAAACTTGTTGTATATTCTTTCACCCAATCCAGCAATACCCAAACCTGCTTTAGGCAAATAACTTGGAATAAAAGTGGCGCCCGTAGCGCCAGCAGCAGCATTTAATAAATTATACGCACTACGCGCACCTTCTTGTCCGGGTGTACCAAAAAGTTGATAACCTTTGTTAAGCAAATAATTTTCAAAACCGCCTTGTTCTGGCTGTGCAGCAGGAGCTTGAACAGATTGGCCGGGGATCATGGATGCTGAAGAAACAGGCGCTTGTGTTGGCGCAGTTCCTTGTGGAATTTCTGCGGCATTGGCTTGACTGCCGGGCATTAATTTTGTTAAGTAGTTGGCCGTTTCTTTTGGCAAACCATTAATATTTAATACGCCATCATTTTTCTTTAAATGTTCTTTTAAATGACCGGGCCCCCAGTTGTATGCAGCGGCGGCTTTGTCATAAGAGCCAAAACGATCTAGTTGCTTTTTAAAGTAACCAAGGGAAGCGCTAATGTTCTTTTGTGGATCGTAGCGCTCTTCTTCAGATAAGCCCATTTCCTGTGCGGCTGGTTTCATTAGTTGACCTAGTCCTGCAGCACCTTTACCAGAAGTGGCGTTTTTGTTGCCCTCAGATTCTGTTTTAAATAAATTAAATGCAATATTAGGATCAATACCCAGACGTTTGGCTTCTGCAAAAATCTGTGGAGCATAACTATTCAAACCACCTTCAGCGTACCCAGTGATCCCACCCCCCGCCAAACCCTGCAAGTTCTTTGCGGGCAAAGCGCCAATGCCTTGTTCTTCAGGCAGTTGGTTTTGTGCCATTTGTTGTGGAGAACCTGCACCTTGTAGTGGTATACCCGAACCCATGTTAGGCGCAGGAGTAGGCGCCATGGCCATCAAATCTTGCTCTTTGACAGGAGGCTGTTGCTGACCTGCTTGTTGTGCCAGCATAGCTTGCTTGGCTTTTTGGCGGCGCATATTCTCATTGTTGACCAATGAAAACATCAAAGCATCATTCTGATTGGCTTGGCCTTCTTGAAAAAGCTGTTGCTGACTCATGCCCGCTAGACGGGCTTGGATTTGAGGAACATTAAACATTCTCAGGCTCCATCTTCTTTAGTGCCAAATCCATCAGACCATTTGATTTTTTCTCTTTGATCGCACCGCCTTTGGCGTTAGACTTGAATGCTCCCAAACCTGCGGCAGTCAAACCCAAGCCAGCGACTTGCGATAGTGTACTTGGGGGCGCTTGATACACAGACGCAGATTGTTGCGTCATAGGTAGTCCACGGATCAAATTGGACATGAAGTTCATCTGCTGATACGGGAAATTCTGTTGGTTTAAGAAGTTCTGGTAGTCCGTATTCATTGCATTTTGGACTTGCTGTTGTTGCTCACCGCCCAACTGGTTCTGCAATCCAATGATGCCCAAGTTTTGGTTGTACTGGTTATTGCCCAGCGTGCCCAACGTATTGGCGCTCTGTAAGGCTGTGTTCAAGCCTTGGAGTCCAAGGTTGGCTCCAAACTGGCCTTGCTGTGCGTTGAGGTTAGCGGCTTGTTGATTAGCGCCTTGCTCGGTATTGAACTGGTTGGCGGCTTGGTTATACGCGGTGTTGTACGCATTACCAATCAAATTCTGTTGAGCCAACTGGTTATTAAGCCCTGTGGCAGCGTTTTGAATACCAAAACGTGAACCCCCAAAAGCTCCTGCTTGTGTGGCTTGGGCATTTGCTGTTTGTTGTGCTGCGCCTTGCTGTTGGTTCATCATGGCCAACTGAGGGGCCAGAGACATTTGCAAATATGGGTTCATGTAGCTTTGCGCTACCCCAGGATTTGTAAAACTGTTTGCTTGATAGGGACTATAACTGTAACTTGCATTAAGTCCGCCCATCCCCGCCATTCCGGCCATTGCGGATGCATCTTGCAACTGTCCCGAAGACTGCAAAGCCCCAGCAGAATTGAATGATTGTTGTTGAAGAGGTGTAAACCCAGCGGTTTGTTGCCCCTGATACTGCATGTAGGGGTTTGTGGCGGGGTTTACATACGATGCCGCCTCACCCAAAAGCGCTTGGCCGTAGGGAGCTATTTCAGGAGAAAAGCCAGTTTGGTATTCTGTAACTTGTTGCGGCAGGGGAGATGCGCCTGTAACTGCTGTTGTGGTCATGACCGTTCCTTATGCAGGTAAATATTGGTTTGCGTTGGTGTTGGTAGCCACGCGGTCTTTGCCAGTTGTTTTTGCTCTGGCTTTTTGAATGCGATCCATCATTTTATAAAGCTGGCGAGCGCCTGCTTCAGTAGAGCCATTGCCAAGTTCAGAAACAATCCGAGCGGGAACTACAAACTCACCGTCAGCAAGACGAGCAGGCTCAGGATCAGAAGAACCAATAGTAGCAGGTATTGAATCGGATACCCCATCGCCAGGGCCACGCAATAAACGTCCTCCATCTGAGTACCCTCCTAAATGTCCCACAGACATACCACCTGCGGCAAGGCTCATCAAACCACCATTAGCACCGTTTGTACCGCCATTAATTAAACTTTGAAATTCACTATCATTATTGGCTACTAAATTACCATTTCTATCATAGTATTTTCCATTAGAAGTGTAATAGCCGGGGTATGCTGCTAAAGGCGTTCCATTTTTTCCTCCAGGAAGCGTGGTTGTTCCTGCCGTAGAAGCGGCAGCCGCAGCGGCAGAGGGCGCGTTAACTCCATTTGCAGCCAAATAGTCTAGTGTTTTTTGACTCAAGGCTGGTACAGGCGATCCTGTATAAGATGGATCATACGCGCCAATGTAATGTGCGGCTGAACTAAAGTTTTGATCAAAATTAGGATTATTTACATATGTTTTGGACGCAGGATCAAATACATACTGTTGTGATACGTTATAAACAGGATTCTCAGGCATTCCCATCACAGACGTATAGTATGGCTTGGCTATTTCGCCTGTGGGTGTATATGGGACTTTTGAGAATGGTATCTTGCCATTCAACATATCCAAGTAATGCTGTGTTCCAGCATCTGTAGTTGTCGCAGGAGCGGCGGGATTGGTAGCGCCTAAACTTCCACCCGCATTGGTGTAAGCATTTTTTAATTGGCTCAATGACGTCCAGTTATCTAAGAATCCCTGCGGATTGATTGGCTGACCAACCTGTTGCGCGCGTTGGCTTACATACCCATTTTGGTCAATGAATGCGTGCGACCCCGCTACTCCAGGAGCAGAAGTTGGATTTGCTGTGTTGCTGATATAGCCAGTATTGTAATTTTCTACAACCGCAGGAACAGGCGTAGAAGGCATCGGTGTTGTTGGTGTCACTGGTATAACACTAGGCAACGTGGGTGCTGGAGTCGGCGTAGGGGTCGGAGTGGGTGTTGGCGTAGGGGTCGGAGTGGGTGTAACGGGTTTGGCCGTTGCTTTTTTGGCCGCAATGTCATTCAACACCTGAGACATGCTTGTGTATGACTGAGGATTGGGCAAACCCGCTTGTGTGGCCGCTTGCTGGATAGCCAATAAATCTATACCTGTGGCTGGAGAACCCAAGCCCGCCGCTGTAAGTGGCGCATAGTATGGCGCAGAATTACCCATAGCCGCGTTGTAATCCGCTTGCACAGTTGAAGCAGGCACATTGATAGCCGAACTAAGCGTATTGGGATTAACCTTCCACTCATTCATTAATTGCGCTATAGTGGCTTGCGCTTGTGGCGTATTACCGCCGTATTCTGTAAGCACATCATTAACAGCTTTTTGAATTGCAGCGTTCTGGTCTGCCGCACTGCCCGACTGGAATGCCGCTACGCTTGCAGCATTGTTACCGCCACTCAATAAACTGTTGACATAGTTCCCGGCCTGATTCTGAGCTTGTACATTGGCTTCACCAGTTTGCATTTGCTGAACTGTAGGATTTGTGACTCCTGTCAAATCCTTATTCAACATCTGAACACCCAAAGGAATTGCGCCAGACATGTCTGTTGGGGCTGGTGTTGCGTTGCCAAACAGTTGATTAACAAGCCCTGCGTTTTGAGATCCCCAGCCTCCTGTAGCCGCAATGACCTGGGGGGCCAAGATTCCTTCGTTGGTAAACTGTTGCGCCATTTGTTGTTGCGACATTCCTGCCGCTGTGTCAGCTCCAATAGCAGCAGCGATATCAGCAGCGCTTGCATTAGACGTTAAAGCAGGAAGACCTGATGATGCAGTCGGGGTAGGGGTTGGAGTAACAGGGGCAGCAGGCGCAGCAGGAGCGGCAGGCGCAGATGCGTATTGAGGAGTACCATCATCGTAATATCCAATAACCGTTCCACCATCATCGTAATGGTGAACACCACCGCCTTTGGCCAAAGCCACCAGCCCGCCTGTAGCGGCTGAAACCTGGTACATATTAGAAGGGCCAGAGTAAGGATTACCGCCAAAAAGAGCAAGTTTTCCTCTGTATGTGGGGACATTAACGCCTGCTTGTTTTTGCCCGCTTTTAAGTAAAGATACAGCGCCTAGCCCCAAGCCTGCTTTTGCTAAAGGTGATAAGTCCGACACCCAGTTGGCGGCTTTGCCAAATGGAGACATTTTGCTCGTGTCTGCGGTAGATGGATTAGAAGTAGTTAAATAATCCCACAAAGATTTTCCTGTTGAGGGCGCAGAAGGTGGGGGAGTGTATGTGGGTGGGGGAGGCGCACTACCTACAAGTGATGGTGGTGCTGATGGTGCTGCTGGTGTTGTTAGTGCTGTTGTAGGTGAAGCATTTGGGCTGTCAAACATGGGGTTTAAACCCGTAGGCGTGCCTTGTCCAAAATTACTAACGCTAGTACCATAAGGGTTTGGTGCATTAGGAACCATGTCCTGTGATATTTCACTTACAAGCGTAGGAATACGTTCTTCAACAGGAACATTGGCTGCATTAGGGTTGGCCTCACCAATACCGCTTAAACTTCCCAAGCCATAACTCATAGCCCCCGCAGTCAAGGCGCTTCCAATATTGCCGCCATTGACTAGATTTGTGATGCCTCCTGCCAAGCCAGCGGCTGTTGGAATACTGAGCTCTGCACCCGCGGGGCCAAGAAAATAAGTGAGCGCGGCTGTCTCGGCAAGCTGGCCAAGGGAGCTTTTGCCTGCGCTATGGATGGCATCGGATAGGCCATTGAGGGCGTTGCTAAAAATATCAGACATGGAAGTGCTCCAAGAATATGTTCCAGTTTACCATTTAACCTATCTTCCAGCTAGTACCTGTCGAGTAAACAGGCACAGTATTTGTACCGCCGCCGACTACCGTTGAACCAAAAGTCGTAGCTGTTGCATCCGACACAAAGGTTCTTGTTCCTGCATTGGTCATGGATGCGGTGGGCAGTTTAGACACTGTAGTTATAGATGTGTTGGTGATGTACGTTGAAACCAGCGTAGTCAAGATATCATTTAACTGGTTAAAAAACAAACGCAAGACGTTATTGAGCTTATCCCCGTACTGCCTGTCGTATTGATCGGGCGCAAGGGGCAGGTTCGGTGGCGCAGGGTTAATTGGTTTTGTGGCCATTATCTGCGTCCATCGGGTCTAATATTAAAGCGAGGGGCGCCCAACTGCCATTGCGTTCCAATCTGATTGGACTCCATCTTGAAGATCATCTGGCGACCACGGATACGGGTATACACCTGCCCCGTAAATTCTTCGGTAATGTTGTAAGTTGAGGTGTAGTTGACCGTGTTGTCTTTGGCTTGGGTAGCACCCGAGCCTGAGTCGGTCAAGGCAATCAACGTCATTGTTGTGGCTGGCGTGGGTGAGTTTGATGAGCCCGCAAAAGTCAAGTCTGGGAGTATCCTGTCAATAAAGACAAAATGGTCTCCGTCTCCAATGTCAAACTCGGCAGAAGATATATAGGCATCTATTGACTGGATTGTGCCTGTTTCATTATTGTCTACGCCGCTTTCTTGGTTGCAAAGATACCCGTTGTAGGTAGCGCCAATCGGATTACTCTGGAGTGTGGTGTCTAACCAAGCAGTCCTGCCAATAGAGCCATAGTACCAATTCTTTTCAATATAGTTATAGACAACATAGGCATTGCATTGGTTTCCAGTACCCGAGACATAGAACCACCAGACTTCGTTAAACCCTTCTACGGTGCTACAGTAAACTTGTTGATTCTGGTTGTAGTTAAGATTTTGGAAGACAAAGCGGCGTAAATCACAATTAAGCGTTTGCACCCGTCCATCGTACATATAGAACTTGTCAATACCCATCCAGTACACAACGCCAGATGCATAAACAGCCGCATTGGGGCCGATAATGGTGGTGTTTTCGCCTAGTAACTGCGTACCCCACACATAAGGAGGGCCAAGATATTGAAGGGAGTAACAAGCCGCATCAGTCAATACAAATATCTCTTGACGGGTTTGAATGGCAGTGACGATCTGGGAGCCGTGAGACAAGCGCACATCCCCTGCTTGGTTGGTAATATCTGGATACCATACCAAAGGATTTTGTTGGTCAGACCAGCGGATCAACATGGGGTCTAGCGTATTCGTACCAATCCCGTTGGTTCCAAACACAATTACAAAATTAGATGCATCAGAAACCTGTAAATAGTTTTGGTACAACGGAACATCCACTAGATCAGAAATGTAAAACGTACCAGAACCTGCACTGCTTGTATTAATGGCTGAACCGCCTTGAGTGGCGGAAAGATTAAACTGTGTACCAGATACGTTAATCACATAATATGTGGTATTTGTAGATAGACCACTGGGCAAGCTGCCGCCCGTAACTCCAAGCTGTATGGCGCTATTGTTGGGTAGGGTAACGCCAGACACAACTACCGCAGGGGAAGCATAAGAGATCGTGACTGAACCACCTATACTATTAAGAAGCACGCCTCGGGTTGTGACGCCGCTAGAAGCAGTCCAATAATAAATACCACCACCACGGGGGCCAAAGATCAAGTTCTCACCAAAGTTGTAGGCGTTCCAAATCTGTAAGTTATTCTTAACAGTCTGACCTGTACCCCAAGGCCCAAGGCCAAAGTTACCAGCACCCCATCCATTGAAAGGAGTCTGCGTGGCAGGGCCAGTGTTAATTTGAAACTGTGCAACCACAGAGCTACCGCCACCTGTTGTGGTGGATGATGCGTTTGATCCCGCATTGATTGTGAACGTGTTGGTCGTTGGTGTCGTAAGAACCTGGTACTCACCGTTGATGGTAAGCCCCGCTACGGCTGTAGCACCGCTGAATATCACAAAGTCATTGATAATTGCGCCATTAGATGCGGCTGTAACAGTGACTATGTTTGACCCAGAAACCGTTGCAAACGGATTTGAACCCAAGGTCAATGTGGTTCTTATTGGGGTGATATCGTAATAAGCTGTGCCGTAAGTGAGGTAGTACTTTAAATTAGTACCCACACCTACCAAGTTTAGAAATGACAGCGTGATCCAGTTCCAAAGGGAACGGCAAACGCCTAAAAATGTGTTTGGAGAATACTGCGTCCAGCCACCAATCTTCTCTGGACTTCCTTGACGGAATCTGACCCACTGGCTCTCATACCACCCGCCTTCATTGTAGTAGCGGGTATTTTCTTTATTCACCCCAGGTTTGAAGATTATTTTCGAAAATGGCATGTTAACCGCCTAAAACGGAAAGGGCGTGTTGGGTTAATTTTATACGTTCTTCAAGACCAAATGTACCACCATTTATGCGTTTTGTTAAGCCCTCCCAGTTCTGCGCTTCAGCCAGATCATTACATCCATGAGTCTTCCAGAACCACCCAGCAGACAAAGCAGCATACATAGGGGTCGCAACAAGTTGCGGGTCTTTGACCATATCCCTCTGGACTGACTGCCCAAAGTGGTAATAGTTATCGTGTCCAGTCAACTGAATACAGCCCCGACCATGAAACCGCCAACCATCTCCTGATTTTTCATCACGGTTTCCCATTCGATTGGCGTAAATTCTGTTGGCAATCTTCTCGGGCTGGTGGGCGTAAAGGGCAAACTCATCGGGTTGAAACTTGTGTCCAAAGAGCTTTTGTAAGGTTTCGGCTCGATAGTTGAGGTTTTCTTCCAGTGTTTTGAAATGGTTGCACTCGTGGCTGCACTGTCCGATAAAAGCTGCCTGCTTCTTGACATCGTTCATCCCAAACGTAGTAAAAGTCGTAGTCAATGGCTCTGACCATTCAGCACCTATCCCGAGCTGATTGAGCTTCTCAGGGCTTAACATTAACCGTCTCCATTACTTTTTGGTAGGTGTCGATACAGGCGTTGAGCTGGGTGATTGCGATGTCCCCGTCTGCTGCGATGGCTGCAATAGCTTTAAGAGTCTCTCGCTCAGATTGGCCGTCATTGGTTGTATCTCCTCTGGCAGAGGTGGCATCTGTGGAGGCTTGAACGGGACAACTGGAGGGGAGGCGCAACTCGCCAGAGTCAATCCTAGAGTTAATACTAGACTGCTTTGTTTTAACATCGTTTCTCGCCTTTACAAGTGCAGTGGTTACGCCCGAGAGCTTTTTGTTCAGCTCGGCTTCTTTGGCTCTTGCTTCTGCATTAAGTCTGTCAATTTCTGCTTGATCTTCAGCAACACGCCTTTGATAACCATGATGATCTGCGACATAGTAACCTCCTAAAAGAATTAAGATCAGACTGACAATCTGTACTGGGAACTTATATGTACCCAACGGAAACACATAGGACACAACGTGTACCAAAATAGCCAAAATTAGTACACAATAGGCAATATAGAGAAAAATATTAGCAAAAAACTCAAGCATTTTTCGCCTCATGCCTAGCTTGTGCCATTCTCTCTCTCTCCTCATCCGACTCCAATACTGGTGGCCCAGACGGGGGTGGAGGAGGAGTCCATGCACTACTAGGGTCTATGCTAAAACCACCCATAGGGTTGTTCAGGTTGGGCGTAAAGGACATTGGAGCATAGCCCCCTTGCATCGGCTGAGGCCCATAACAAGGGTTCATCGGCATGGTCGGTGGGGGTGGACTACTGGATTTACCAGTTAAAACCAAACTCACCACGGTGAATATCTGAGCCATGGCCATGGATAAAATCGCTAGGATGGCCTTATCAGCAGGCGCTTCAGTAAAAAGTGGCTGTTCAATGAACACAATACTGTATGAAAACAGCACTGTTACTAGGACAAGGATAAAGCAAAACGTCTTTAGGATAAACGCCTTGGTTTCGATGTCAACTTGTTCAGGGGTTTTGTGCGCCATTTTTCGGTTTATTAAAAAATTCGGGACAATTTTGAGAGGCAACACAGAGAGGTGGTTTACAGTCTTCCGCATTCCAATTCTTAGGGTCTTGGCAATGGTAGCGATATCTGTCTTCAAAACAACCCCATAAAAATATTGGCAACAGTAGAACTATAAATTTTTTCATTTTGTATGATGAGTAAAATATTTATCTTCCGCTT